ACGCGAGAGGGAAATGAGCATGCATCCACTTCTCTTATCCGCTCTTATCGCGGTCGAATCCAACGGAAACGATCATGCGCGTGGTCGTCATGGCGAGCTTGGCGCGCTTCAAATTAAGCCGATCCTGGTGCGAGACGTGAACCGGATCATGGGTACGCATTATACCCACGCGCAGGTAACCAACCGCACCATCGCAACCTTCATCGCGAATTCATACCTCGCGCACTACGGACGCAATCTCAGCGACGAAAGTCTCGCAAGGCTCTGGCAAGGTGGGCCAAAAGGTCTTAGAAAGGCTTCCACGCGCGCATATGCCAAGCGGGTCATGCGCGAGCTTTCCAATATAGAAAACCAGCAGCATCAGCAATCGATAGCTATCAAATGAAACTAACCATTCAGAGCAAACAGAACGCCCAGACCATCATCGACCTATTCAATGCCGTTATCAACGGTGAGGTACAAGAGCATCAGGCAACGCCGCTCAGCATCTACGATGAGGAAAAGCATATTTGCAGCATCGTCGCGGCCAACGGCGAGCAGATTCTTGAGCTGATTATTGAACGCGAGGCTGGCGATATGCTCGTCCAGCAGACGGGCGAACCGGAGACGCTCCAATGACAACCGCAGAACTAGAGGCGCGCAATCTATCGCTTGGCGAGCTGATAATGCTTCTCCCAGAGGTTAAAAACGAATCTGCGTTGCCAAGCGACATTCTCACGCGCGAGATTGGCTATCGGCTGATGGCGGCATCGAAAATTGCGTCACTCCTTGAAGACTCCCTGTTCTACGCGCGGATGTTCAAGGACTCCAGCGAGGATGGCCGCGCGCGACGGGAGGAGATGATCGACGATGCGGTCGATCTTATCTCGCTCTTCCGCAACGGAGGAATCTATCCATGAGCCGCAATCTCTTCGCACCGCCAGCCTTCAAGGTGCAAATCAATGGCGCGATTGGCTGGTCAGACCTGAAGCAGCGCGTCGTCAGCTTCCGCACCATCGAATACGCGAGCCGCAAGGAGGCGGAGCAAGCGGCGAAGGAACTCAATCCCGGCGAATACACGCAGGGGCGGATTCGGGTCGTCCCGGTCGAGATGCCGGAGGATTACGATGTCTATCCGGTGACGGAGCGGACGAATAAGACTAACCCATGAGCCGCAAATCATGCATCATCATCCCGCCAATCTTGTCGAATTCTGCGCCGGATATTGCGGAATTGGAATCGGACTCAAGTCGGTTGTCCGAAATCTACGCACAATCGCTTACGTCGAGAGGGAAGCATATCCCGTCGCGAACCTGGCAGCAAAAATTGAAGCGGGACGATTGGATGCAGCACCTATCTGGTCGGACCTGCTCGACTTCCCGTATGGAAAGTTTCGAGGATTGGTGGATATCGCGGCTGCGGGAATCCCATGCCAGCCACATAGCCACGCAGGATTACGCAAGGGAGGAGGCGACGAGCGATTCCTTTTTGATGATTGGCTTACCGGACTCCAGCAAATGCGGCCAAGATGCATCCTCATCGAAAACGTCGAAGGATTGCTCACCAGTCAGATGCCAGATGGAACTCTTTGCATCCGGTGGACGCTGGAGAGATTGGAACGCATGGGCTACCGGACTGCGAGCGGCATATTCAGCGCGGAGGAATGCGGCGCGCCTCATATTAGGAAGCGGATCTGGATTCTGGCCTACGCCGACAGCGAACGAGGACAAGGATCAGAATGCTTCCTTCGCGACGCTTGCGAGATTGGACAAGGGTGGGAGGATTCTCCGGCGGATAGCGACATTGGCAATGCGTGGAAATGGCCAAGTGGGCCAGACCATCCCCAACGATGGTGGGAACCGGCGCGAACGATTGAATCCAGCATGGGTCGAAAGTCTGCTCGGTCTGCCATCGTCCTGGACAGATTGCGCCTTCTCGGAAACGGAGTCGTCCCCGCAACCGCCGCACTCGCCTTCCGCACTCTAGCTCGCGAAATTCTCGGATAACTTTTTATCCGACGATGAGTAGGCCATCTACCCCATTCCAGCGCATCCAAAACCATGACCTCCGACCGATTCGATTCTGGCATCGAAAACACCGCATCCGCTACCAACACGCACCCGCGCAATCAAAACGCGCCAATGAGGCGTTTAGAGCGTTTGGCGAGCATTCGAACCGAGCGATTGAGCGGCAGAAACGCATCTCCTCCCCAATATTCGGAACGGCTCGGGCGGCGCACACAGCCGCCCCGAGGAGCCGTTTCCGAATTTACCCCCCTTGTTTATAAGGGGGTAATGTTTATCTTTCAGATGAATAGCTACAAATTTAAGCTAACTTTCTGATGGAGCAATGTGTCGCATCAAATTCTCAGTTGACCGTGCGTAGTCTTCATTTCACTTTCTTTGCAGTATGAGTTATCTGGAAAACGGGGCCACACACCGCAGCATGTTCAGATTGATGCCGCCCCTGCATCACGATATCGATCCGAGCCGCTCGCAGATTGTGGCCTACATCATGGAGAACACGGGCTGGGAGGTTGGCCGTGCGGTTGCCGCCTTCAACAGCATGCGAAACCCCCGGTCGAGGGTCCTGGTTTTCGACAAGGTTCATCGTGTCTGGAAGGGATGCGACTGGATGCCGCCGAAGGATGAAAGCTCGCATCAGATGATTCTGGCGGAGCATCGTGCCTTGGAGCGTCGAGTCATCGCGATGGACGCCGAACTCCGCAAGGCGACGCGAGAAATCAAAAGACTGTCCAAGCAGTTGGCCAACCTGAAGGAATCGGTTGTCGAGGATGGCGATGAGGACGATGAAACCGAGGAAGAGTATCTGGAGCGGCGCAAGATGGAGAACGACGAATTGAGCCGCGATGAGGAGGAGAAAGAGCGGATCAGGGCAGCGCAAAAGGCGGCATGCGAAGGCTTGAAAAAGCGCGATGATCCGTCGTCCCAATTAGCCGCAAACATCGCCGCAGCATGGAGCTGAAAAAAACTTTCACTTCGCCATTGACTCTACTTCAGACAACTGCAACACTACGTCCGCAACAATGACCAATTTTCTGCAATCGGAACTAGCGCGCGAGGAGAACTCGCGACGGGGTTTTATTGGATTCCCTGATTCAACATCCGGTTGCGGCCCTCTCAATTCGATCTGGACTAGAGCGGAAGGAGAGCTTCCGACAGGCCGCAGTCTCAGCCCACTGAACACCTGATCGATGAAAGTCTACACCGCCAAAGACACGGCAGCGATGCTCCAGATTTGCACGGAAACCCTCCGTCGCATTGTTCGTCACGACGGCATCCAGCACCGAAGAATTGGCCGACGCATTTTGTTCACGGAAGCCGACATCGCCGCGATTCTTGAGAGTCGAGCAATGACCGGAGCCGTGAACCCGTACCAGCGCAAACAAAAACAGCAGACAGAGAATACAACCAATGAGCAGCAACCAAGCAGCCACACTGACGGTGGCAGTACCGTCTCAATCGACGCAGCCCCTAGCCACACAACATGACAGCGCGGAGTTCTACTCCCGCATCGGAACCTCGCTTGAAGCGGTCAAGGAGCTAGGATCATGGATTGCCCGAAGCGGCGTCTTTAACTGCCAGAAGGACGAGCAAGGCAACATGATTGCCCTCGAATGTCTGGCGACGCGCAAGACTCCGTTCGACTTCAAGCGGGAGTTCCACCTTGTGAACGGCTCCCTGACGATGCGTTCCGATGCGATGCTTGCCGGATACCGCGCCCGTGGTGGCAAGGTTCTCTGGAAGCAGTTCGATTCCACCGCTGCCATCGGCATCTGGAAGTATGACGGCAACGAATGCGAAATCGGATTCACGACCGAGGACGCGAAGATTGCCGGCCTACTCCCCGCTAAGCCGGGTTCTGGGTGGGCCAAAGATCCTTCCGCCATGCTTCGTGCGCGCTGCATCTCGAAGGCTATTCGAATGCTCGCACCTGAAGTTGTAGCCGGTTTGTATTCGCCAGAAGAGGCCGCCGACTTCACCGCCTCACCAGCACCCGCTTCCACCGCGTCAACGCGCCAAACGGTCAATGTGACGCCGGAATCGACCTTCTCGCTCGTTGAGAAGCTGGAGCAGATTCTTGAGCCACATTCCGAAGCGGCCAATGCGTTCCTCATCAGCAAGAACCTCATCAAGCCCGACCAGAACTTCCGCGATGTCAGCACCAAGGTGGCCAACATGATTATCGCCGATGCGGACGGTTTCATCTCCAAGGCCAAGGCGTTCGCTAACCCTCCGACTGAATGAGCATCCTAAACCGTCACGTTAATTTCGACATGCCAGCCGAGAAGTATCACGCCGTTGATGCTCTCTCCAAAAGCATGATGTCGAAGATCCTCAAGTCCCCGGCGCATTATCGCGCCGCGCTGGAGGAGCATCAGGAGCCGACGAAGGCCATGCAGATGGGTACGGCGATTCATACCGCTGTTCTGGAGCCGCATCTATACTCCCAGGTTGTCGCCGTCATACCGCCGGATATCGATGGCAGGACCAAGGAGGGCAAGGCATGGAAGGAGATGCACAAGAGCCGCATCCATCTAACACATGCCGAGGACATTGACGTTCAGGGCGTCGCCAACTCTGTTCGAAAGCATCCGTTCTGGGACATCACGCATCTCGACAACAAGATCGAGGCATCGGTATTCGCCGAGGACGAACAGACTGGCCTACCTCTCAAAGCGCGGCCCGACATGTGGGTCGAGGATCATACCCTGGTCGATGTTAAGACGACCGACGACGCATCTCCAGAAGCCTTCAGCCGAACCATCGGCACGTTTGCCTATCACATGCAGGCGGCGCACTACCTTGCCATGACCGGCGCGGAGAACTTCATCTTCGTGGCGGTTGAGCGTAAGGCACCGTACGCGGTCGGCATCTACAAGCTGGACGCCGAATGGCTTCAGGCCGGTGAGAACATGCGCCGCAAAGCAATCTCGACGCTGCATGAGTGCCGCGCACTGGACAGTTGGCCAGCCTATCCGACTGCCACCATCACACTTTCATGCCCAAAATGGGTGCTGAATAAATCGGAAACCTAAACCAAAATCGAAACCTAACAATTATGTTCAAAGTCAATCGTAAGGACGCCGGAAGCAATTACATCAACGCCGAAGGCGAGTACACCGTCACCGTGATGAAGGTTGAGGAGAACCTCGACGTTAAGGGCCGCGAGGTCTGTAAGGTTACCTTTGCAACCGACGAAGGTGCGAGCATCACCGACCGCTTCATCAATCAGGAGAACACATGGTTCCGTGTGAACCAGCTTGTCGCCGCAACGAACCACAATGTTCCCGATGGCACTGAGGTCGATTTCCTCGGCACCAAGGGCAGCTTCGCCAATTTCCTCAAGGCCATGATCGGTCTTCAGCTTGGCATCGTCACCCGCTTCGAGGAGTACGAATTCAACGGCGAGAAGAAGAAGACTCTTCGACTCAAGGCGATGAAGCCGCTCGCTCCCGCCGCCCCCGAGGAGAAGCCGTTCTAATCAGCGCGGACATTTCGTGGAGGGGAGCGTATTCCCTAAATAACGCTCAAACCTAAGAACTCAAAATCGTATCCATGAACGTCAGACTTGTAGCCATCACAAAACCAACCATCGGCGACGGCACAATGACCGCCTCCGATTTCATCACGTTCGCCGCGAGGGTTAGCAATCCGTCGAACCAGATGAGCCTTCTCACCGCTCCGAAGTTACTGGCCTACTGCATCAAGCACGGCCATTGGAGCATCTTCGAACAGGCCAGTATGACGGTTGAGATTCAGACCAGCCGCGCTATCTCCGCTCAGATCCTGCGCCATCGCAGCTTCTGCTTTCAGGAGTTTAGTCAAAGATATGCACCGAGCGACGCAGCGGAGCCGGTCGAGCTTCGTACGCAGGACCGAGCGAATCGCCAGGGAAGCGGAGATGTCTATCCGCAGGAGTGGGCCATTGAAGCTGTCGCCAAGTCGGTCGATATGGCGTTCAGAACCTATCGTACGCTGCTTCAGGAGGGTGTGAGCCGCGAGACGGCGCGCATGGTTCTCCCGCTCTGTACTCAGACGACGTTGTACATGACCGGCAACATCCGCTCATGGATTCACTATTTCGACCAGCGGTGTGCCAAAGGAACTCAGAAGGAGCATCGCGACATCGCCACGGCCATCCGCGATACAATTTTTGCCAAGGAATTCTCCGTCATTTATCAAGCTATCGAGGAGGCGAAATGACACGCGAACAAACAATCGAAGCAATCCGCGTCATGCAGGGTTTTGTGGATGGGAAGGAAGTGGAACATCGGTATAACGGAAAGTGGGTAAAGATTTATGTACCGAGGTGGGACTGGGATGACACAGAATACCGCATCAAACCCACCGCCAAGCTCCGCCCATGGACTGCAGATGAGGTTCCGCTGGGGGCGTGGATACGGTACAAAAGAGCGTTGCATGACCGAAGCATCCTCGCATGGACATCAAACCAAGCTGACCGAGATATGTGGCTGTCCGAACGCGAACACAGCACCGACGGCGGTAAAACGTGGCTCCCGTGTGGGGTGGTGGAGGATGCCAAATGAGCAAACAAACTGACGACATTCATTGGTACGGACAAAAAATTCCTGAAAGCGTCACGCTCCGCGACTACTTCGCAGCGGCTGTCATGCAGGGGCTGATGGCGAGCCAATGCGAGGTTGGAGTTCCGTATCCGATCTACGCCTATGCATTAGCCGACGCGATGCTCAAAGCGAGGGAGGCCAAGCCGTGAGTGAAAAATACACCCTTGTGCATGAGGGTCTGAACCAATGGATCAACTCTCCAAACAACGGTGGAGAGTGCTGCCAAACGTGGGCGGATACAGTCGATGAGTTGAACCGTCTACTTGCTCGCATCAAGCGGCTGGAGGAGTTCGTTGACCAACTAACAAATCCAAAGTTCACCCGCGACGACCTTCCTAAAGAAGCATTACTTCAGCGCATCAAACGACTGGAGGATGCGGGAGATGCGATGGCCGAATGGCTTGAGAACCCAAGAAATCTCGGAGCAGATGCGTGTTTATCTCACGCATGGAGAGAAGCAAAGGAGGCCAAGCTGTGAGCAACCATATTGCCGACACCAACAAAATGGTCAGCGATACGCCGAGAACGGATGCCCATAGCTGGCATGATGGCGACTATGATGATCCGCTCCATGCATTCACTGACTTTGCGAAACAACTAGAACGCGAACTCAACGCAGCGAATGTCGAGATTGAGGAGAAGCGCAAAGATGTCGTCTGGTTGGCTACAGAGAAGGCCAAGCTGGAGAACTATGTCAAGCGTCTGGAGGAGGCGGGGGATAAAGCGATTCTGAACTCATATCTGCCGGACCGTCTGGCAGTGTGGCGCAAAGCCAAGGAGGCCAAGCCGTGAGCGATACACCTAGGACCGACAGTCTCCTAACCGCTATTCTTGATCTTGATGGATACGTTGCTCATCGCAACTGCCCACCGACATGGGTCAGTCACGCCAGAGAACTCGAACGCGAACTCAACGCAGTCACCTCAGAGGTTGAGCGTCTCCGCAAAGCTAACCTGCAACTTCGCGAAGGAGCTGAGGAGCAGAAGCAGCGCATCAAGCGGCTGGAGGAGGCGGGAGTGTGGCAACCCATTGAAACAGCACCCACTGACATGACATGGGTGATTGGGTACGACGCCAAGGATGGAGAGGTTGGCACAATCATCTTTGACCTGACTGGCGACGTGGACGACGAGGACGTCCACTACGAGTGGACGGATGGTATGAGGACGTGGAATCCGACGCATTGGATGCCGCTTCCAGAGCCACCGGAAGCCAAGGAGGCCAAGCCGTGAGCTGCCCATATTGCAACTCGCCAGTCTTGTTAAACGATTGGGCAGGAAACCATTGGTACAAGTGCGGCACAACCAAGACGTTTCGATCTGAATCGTGTGTTGATCGTGAACCTATTGCTACGGATCTGCGAAACGCTCTGGCCCGCATCAAGCGGCTGGAGGAGGCGGGACATGAACTCCTATACGACAACGACGACATGGCGAACATCAACCGTTGGTTGAGAGCCAAGGAGGCCAAGCTGTGAAACTCATCACCAGACCAATCAAATGGGTCATCACCGTTGACGGAAGCCCCATCTTCTCAGAGTCAGCAACCGAAATCGAAATCGTCGATGAGGCTGCTGGAGAGTTTGTGGAAATATCTCAAAGCATGGAAGGATATGGGAAGATCGGAATCGAACCATCTGATTGGCCGACGCTCCGAGCGGCAATCGACTCAGCAATAAAGCAGTGCAAGGACCATAGAGAATGAAACCAAAGAAGAAATCTAACGTAATCACAATCGACTCAGCACTCCATGAAGAGCTTCGCAAGTACTGCGAGCAGAATGGATTGAAGATCGGCTTTCTCGCTAATCAGGCGTTGCGAAAGCTGCTGGATGGAAAGTACGCCACGACGCAATCGAACGTACCTTCCCTACCGCCAGCAGCTAACGAATGATAGCGGAGCCTCCCGTGTGGGCGGCACAATCCCCTTCGCTCGCTATGAAGCAGTGGGCGGAGGGGCAAATTTCCTAAAACTATGAATCTGAGAGACTACCAAAAGAAAGCGGTAGAGTGGGCCAAAACTAGCGATGGGCTGATCATCGCGCCTGCTGGCAGCGGCAAGACATGGATTGCTGCGAGCATTATCAAGCATTACCACCAGTTGCATCCCGACTGGTTGTTTGGATGGACAGCTCCGACGGTGGAAACGTGCCAGCAAGGAAGAGTGTCGCTTCGTGTTGCTGGAGTTCCTGATGAAGCGGTGGATGTCCGATGCCCACATGAATCTGTGGACTTCAGCAAGAAGCAGCTTCTGATTGTCGATGAGGCAAAGAGAAGTGCAGCCCGTGTTTTGCGTCGCATCATCGAGTCCTGCAACGGTCTGCGTTACGGCTTCGACGCTACCCCCTGGTGCGATGATGACGACCGAAATGCCGTCACGCGAACGCTATTCTTCAACCGCACCTACGAAATCAAGCGCAGCGATATCGGCGATTCATTGGCCGACGCATACCTCGAAATCAGCGACGCCACAGACTTCGGCATTCAGCAGAAGATCGACGACAACATTGACCGGCTTTTCACGGCGCGAAGGAGGTACATGCGGATAAGTGACGACGAATTGAAACGCATGTGCGCTTGGGAATCGCTTGTGGACATCGGCATCTGCCAGAACCGTGAGCGAAACCAATACGCCATCAACTACGCGCTGGAGCATCTGGACATGCAGACTCTCATCCTCATCCCGCGCATCACGCTGGGCGAGGAGTACGAGGCGAGCATTCCGAATTCTCGGCTCGTTCATTCCAAGATTGGGAAGAAGGACAGGCGCGCATACATGGAGGAATTTAAGGCTGGAAACCTGCGGACCATGATTGCCACCTCTTTGGCCGACGAAGGACTCGACCTTCCCAACGTGGAACTGCTCATCATGGTCAGCGGTGGACGGTCGTCGCAGAAAACCATCCAGCGAGCGAGTCGTGCGCTGCGAAAGACGGATACTAAGAACTGCGCGACAATCGTAGACTTCTCTGACAAGTTCCATCCAATAGGAGCCTTCCACGCGAAGAAGCGGATGAAGTGCTACCGAGAACTAGGTTGCGTATTTCAATGAGCGTTTCAGAAATTACACCGACGGAAAACGTCGTTTTACTCATCGGCGAACTTCGGGGCATCAGCCGTCAGACGGAAACCAAAACAGGAGCCTTGATGGTCCGCCGAGTCATCTCAATCGCCCGTCATTGGACGGATGCAGATGGCAGGTTCCATGAAGACTTTGACGAGTTTGAACTGTCCTCATGGGGGCAAGTTGCAGAGAAGATTCTTGAAATCGGCAATGGCGCGCTGGTGCGTGTCAAAGGCCGTGTGAAAGTCGAAAAGTGGAGCGAAGACGGAGCAACAAAATCAGCGGTTCGCATCGCGGCGGAGAACGTCTCGGTGCTGTGCTATTAAAAATATGAGAACAACAAACAACAAACCTATCGTAGCGGTCGATCCTGGTGTTGGCGGCGGATTCGCCGTGAACACTCCAGAAGGAATAGTCCTGTTCAAAATGCCTGAGTCATTGCCGGACATCTGCGCGCTGATCAATCAGCTCAAGGTGGCCAACTCAGAGTTATGGATTGAGGAGCTTCCGAACTTTGTGTCTCCCATGACGAAAAGCTCGTCAATGGCTGTGCTTCATCGAAACCTCGGTCGAGTTGAAGCCGCTGCTTATGCATACGGATACGCTCTTCACAGAGCAGCTCCAAAAGCGTGGCAGGCTCCTCTCGGACTTGGCGGGAAAGCATCGTGTAAGGATTATTCCGAATGGAAGCGCAAGCTCAAGGCGAAGGCTCAGGAATTGTATCCGCATCTGGACGTAACACTCAAAAATTGCGACGCCCTCCTGATTCTCCACTACGCATTGGGAGGCGGCAGATGATTCGCAGGATGAACCGGCCACCGTCGCCGGAGGAGCTGAAGCAAATGCTCATCGCCGCGTTCGCGATGGGCGTCGTCATCACCAGCGCGTACTTCATCCTATTTGTCATCAAATGAGCGAGAATGAGATAGACGACCTCAAGAATGAGCTGATCGATTTCAGATGGATTTCCAAGGAGCTGGCAAAAGCCCTTGGCTGCGGATGCACAATCGGTGGAGACTTTGACCTGTGCATGGACTGCGCCGACACACAGAAAGCATACAAAACACTACTAAAAACCTATGAGCCTAAATACGAGCAAGATAGTAAGAATCGCCGATGCCGATGAATCAACGCCACGCATTGACTTTGCGTACATCGACAAGAAGTACAGGGAGTGGCTTGTCCGCCGTGGATTCGCGAATGAAGACCAAACCGAACTTGGCATGCGACGCTCGAACGGTCGCCGTGGTCGTGCCATCAAACGAAACATCGACTCCGATGAAAGCATCTGAAATATCCCGAGAACAACTCTTGAAGGAAGCTCCGCGCCTCATCGACTATGCAATTCTTCGCGGGTGGATGAGTAAACCGGCAAAGCCAAAACGCAGCGTGGATGGCGGATGGCAGGCGGCTGGTGTAGGCCACCTCGACGATGCTTCCGAAGATGAAATACAAGAACTCAGGAAACAGCTCGGTAGAGGTTGAAGTCATATCCGACGACGTAGAGATACGGATCGGGGAAACGAAATGGTCCGGCGTGGCCTATGTCAGAGATGGAAAGACAAAGCTCTACGTCCGAACAAAGGCTGAGTTCAAGGCCAAGTTCGTTCCGATAGATGCGAAGCCCTGATCATTACATCGCCGCACAAGAGCAGCTCTTTGCGAAGTTTCAGTCTCGCTCCATAGCCATCCAGCATTGGAGCAAGTACCTGATGACGCCCAAAGAGCTGGCTCTCCTTTTCAGAAAGTTAGAGAAATCAAATTCTGTTCTTCAGGAGATAGCCAGGACCGATCTTGGCAAGTCTGGAGAACTAGCGCGCAAACAACTTGGAATCCAATGAGCAATTCAAATATCGACCGTGCGCGAGCATGGCTTCGTAACACCCCCGGTGCCATCAGCGGACAGGGCGGTCATAACGCAACCTTCGCAGTAGCCACCGCTCTGGTGCATGGCTTTGAGCTGTCGCGAGGATCGGCTGAAGCTCTGCTCGCCGAGTACAACGAGAAATGCGTCCCTCCGTGGAATGCCAATGAACTGGCCCACAAGGTGAATCAGGCGATGAATGTAGCGCACGACAAGCCGAAGGGCTGGCTTCTATCGGCGCAAAGCGGAACGCCAGTCTCGACTACCGGCAAGTTCGTTGTGCAAAAGATCCAAGCAATTCCGCAACCGGAATTCAGATTTTCAACCATCGATTTTCTCAAGGCATGCTTCGAGAAGGACGAGATTGTCTGCATCTGCAATGACATTGTAAGTGATGAGGAGGGCAGATGTAGGCCAGCTTCCAAGGGTACGTTCCTCAAGCGCGACGACTGGATAGAGCATCATTTCACGCCGCCGATTAGTTCCATGTGGAACAGCCCTGATAGCCGTGGCGCGTATGTCAGAGTGAATCCGTGTCTTGATGAAAGCGGTTCTGATTCTGGTGTATCAGCATTCCGCCATGTCCTCATCGAGATGGACGAGAAGACTAAGGACGAGCAATGGACGATCCTAAAGGAGTCAAAGCTGCCGCTCTCTGTCGTCATCGATTCCGGCGGCAAGAGTCTGCATGGATGGGTCAGAGTAGACGCTGCGAACAAGGAGGAATGGGGTGAGCGGAGAGATGTCGTCTATCGCCAGCTAGAGGCTCTTGGAATCGACCCGAAGAACAAGAACGCGAGCAGGTTCAGCCGCTTGGCCGGTGTCATGCGCGATGGCAAGGAGCAAAAGCTGTTGGCCATCAATGTCGGGTCGGTGAATTGGGAAGCGTTCACCGATTACCTCGAATCGCAGGACATGCCTCAGGAGTTCACGCTCCAGAGCATCATCGACTACGATCCTGAGAACGATCCTGACAATCTAATAGGTGACAGATGGCTACGACGCGGATCGTCGCTCCTATTCGTTGGGCAGAGCGGATGCGGCAAAAGCTCGATGGCGTTCTTTCAGGGCTTGTGCTGGGCCAGAGGAGCGGCTTGGTTCGGTGTGCAGCCGGTACGACCGCTCAAGATAGCGTACATCCAAGCTGAGAACGACATCGCCGATCAGCATGACAGTCTTAAAGGTGCAGCAATGTCGGTCTATGGCGAACATGGATGGCAGGAAGGTTTGCGCCAAGCTGGCATGCTGTTCTTCCGAGAGACGGTACGGACAGGTGTGGATTTCGCGACGATGCTGCGTAGGCTGGTTCGGAAGACGAAGGCGGACATTGTCTACATCGATCCGCTGCTCTCCTACATGGGCGGCAATCCTGCGGACATCGAGGTCTGCGCCAACTTCACGCGGCATCTACTCCAGCCAATTATGATGGAGACAGGAGTCGTCCTGGTGCTGGTGCATCACTTCCCGAAGCCGAAGGGTAAGGACGACAAACCTGAGAGCGTGGCAGACTTGGCCTACTCAGGATTCGGAAGCTCCGATCTGACGAACTGGGCGAGAGAAGTCATCGTGATGAAGGAACTTGGCTTCAATCATCCTCGCCGCTTCATGCTCGGAATGGCCAAGAGAGCAGACCGCGCTGGACTGAAAGACAAGGATAACAAGAAGGTCGGCTCGATCATCATCCAGCGCGGCGTTGGAACCATCTCATGGACTCATGCAGAGCCAGAGAAGTTCGTCGTCGATAAGAAATCGTCGAACGGCTTTAAGCGTAGGAAGACGAGCTAGAAGCCTTCTCCCGCATGGCGCGGCGACGCCCCTTGGCAGCTAATGATTGAAATTTTTCCTTGGAAAGTTTTTTGCGTCCGATCCATGCCGCCAAAGCGCGAGGCTCTCTCACGCCCTTCTTCTCAAGCTCGCCAATGAGCTTCTCGTACCGTCCGCCACCGCCAAGTCGCATCTTGTCCATATCAGTTAGAGTTAATGTTTACCGACAAAATCACCATGCTTTGCACGACCAGAACTTAGGAGTCGTCTTGTCCTTCGCACTCGCGCAATTATGCCTCGCGCGGAAGTTCTTACGACGCTCAGGATTGGATTTCTTGATGGTCATATTCGGGTCGCCGAAACGAACTTTGATGACGTTTCCATTGGCGTTCTTGACGTATACAGCACTCTTCTTCCGCTCACCCGGCGTGTAGAACGGCTTGTTGAGTGTCACCTTCTTGCCTTGGTAGGTGCTTCTACCTTTCTTGGAGAGGGAGGTTTTCATTTCTCAAGATCTTCCTTAATCATCTGATACCTATCTTGCTCCATCTTCAAAACTCTTGGCCAAAGACGCTCAAAACGGTTCATCTGCGCTTGCGTGGCTTGGTCAATCGGTTTTGAGATAATGTTGAGGTATTCAGGAGTCTTTACGACACGCCCAACAGCAGCGGCGGTTGCATCGCTAAGTCCTTTTCCAAACAATCTGTATGCCGCGTATCCACCAAGACCAGCCTCCATGCCAGCCTTACCGTAAGCCTGATAACCAACGAATCCGGCCAAAGCTGGCAAAACGAGTTCTCTGAAAACACTCGGTTTTCCAAGATCTGAAACCTGTTCCAACTGGCTGGCAATTTTCGTGATGCGAGAGACTCCATCGTCTCCAAACAATCCTTTGGTTATCCCAAAGTATTTGCCGGGAGCTTCGCTGGTTCCGACAAGATCCTTGATCTTTGCCGTGTTGATTTTGTTTCCATCAACCGACTCGGCAATGATTCGTCCAACCAAAAGGTTTTGAGCATCACCGATCAAGTCGGGTCTTGATTGGCCAACAGCCTTAAGGAACTGCTTGCTGCGGTAGTTGAGAGATTCACCCTCCTTGGCAACCAAGAAATCGATCAAATAAGAAGGCTCAAAATTTTCAAGCTGGCCACCCGGTTGTAATGCTTTTTTAACGGCTTCATTGAACCTTCCACGCGCGTTGCTGCTTGCGACTACAGCTTCCTCAAGAGCTTTGTAGAGCGGTTTTCCGCTCTGCGTCTCAATGTTTCTGATTACGTCGTCGAGCTTTATTGTATCGAGAACATCGACGTTTTTAGAGCGAGCATCTCGAACTTTAGACTCAATGGCCGCGAGAGAATCAATGATTCGCTGCTCCCTTGATGTTATGTTTTCGGCCTTGAGGGTGGCAATGGCATTTGCAGTGTCGCCTTGCTGCTTGATTGCTGAGTCAAGTTTTGACTGCGCTCCAGAGATGTTGTTATCGACATCTTTTCTTAAAACTTCGATTTGTCCTTTAAGATCGTCCGCTTGTTTTTCAAGAGACGCCTTCTGGTTGACCAATGAGCTGTACCTTGAGGCAACATCGGTTATCTCTGAAATGTCTGGAAACAACTCATCAATCACTTCTTTTTGAAGCCCAGTCGCTTTTCCGCTGTTTCCAGCGGTAATCGCTTTCAGGAAATCGTTCGGATTTTCACCGCGTGACTGAATGAAAACAAACTGCCTCAAATCCGGCTTTATCTCATCGTATCGAGTTCCGAGGAGGTTTTTCAGGAGCCTCAGATTTTGAGGTCCAGTTGCGCCAGCAATGGTTCCAACGATTCCTGGCATTCCACCTTGCTCGCCAGCCTCTCGTAAAATTTTGTCAGCAAAGAATCCTTTGAATCTGGAAATACCTTCTCGATACGCAGTGTTTTCCTGCTGCAACGCTGTTTTAAGTGCAGGGTTGGACGCTAAAGCCTCGTCAAGCTGTGAGTTAATTTGATCAAGATCTTCAAAAACTGAATAATCAGCTTTTTTAACAGGATTTCCAAAATTGATTTTGCGAAGAATATTTGTGCGCTTCTGACGCAGTTGATTTACAGTGTATTCTTTTGTCACCTCTTCTCCAGTTGGAGACATTTCGGTGACTGTTAATTTTGTGTTTTCAAGATCAGGGTCGATCTTTGCATAACCCTCATTTCGATCTTTTTTGAACTTATCAAGCTCCTCTTGAGCAATCTGCTGTGTCTTAAGTCCGAGTGATTCCCGTGTAATTCCTCCAGCAGGACCATATCCAGCAGCGCGACCTGCCTCAATGCTGGCAATCTGCTGGTTTAGATCAGCGACTTGGGTGTCGATTCGCTGTCTCTCAACAGACTCTACTGGAAGCGATTCGCGCTGCCTTTGAAGTTGACCGATTTCATCTCGAAGACCTTGAGATTCAACGCTAGCTCTTCCCTCTAACGCTCGAAGCGCATCAGTCAAACGTGCATCACGCGAAGCATTTCGAACATCACGCAAATTGGTGATTCGATTGCGAAGAGCTTCAGATTCTCCAACAAAAGCGTCGATTGCATCGTTAACAACTTTGCTCGCTTGCTCGTCTGGAATGGCTATCGACTTCTGAAGCTCCGTTTTGATTGCAGAAGAAAGATCTTGTCCAGTCAAACCAGACGAACCAGCAGTGTTCATCGACTGGCCTACAATATTCCTAAGCTGCTCCTGAAATTGCTGAGGATTCAGCCCTGAATTTGGGGAATAAAGCGCGCGAGCAAGATCGCCGGAAAATCTATCGAAAATTCCAGTCGAACCTTCTTTAACCATTTCACGCCTGATGTCTTCTTGACGATCTTTAATGAATTGCTGCGTAAATGGGCGTTGCAATTCAGCCGCAAAATCTCTCGCATTAAATCCGCTTCTCGACAAAGCACCGGCACCCCTTGCCAATCCGCTAAAAGTTGGACTTAGAAATCCGCCAAGCCCAGTTCTGAAAAGAACATTAGACAAATCAGCGGAGTCTTGATCCAAGGTTTCAAGTCCAGCTTGAACCCCGGAGGTTAATGCGCCGCTTCCGACTTCTTTTGTAAACTGCGTAAATTTTCTAGCTTGTTGGCCAACTGGAACGCCAGGAATCGCTTGTGCAAACATTTCTCCTGCCCGATACGGCTCTGGAGATACAGTCTGGCCTAAACCTGCTGCTGCAAGATTAACACCAGTTTCAGTTGCCAATCCGGCACCGATGCCCATGCCAGCAATAAACGGAGCAGAAATAAGAGATGCTGAGATAGGAAGTCCGGTTCCAAAACCACGACGATAGCCACCGGCTTCAGCAGCCCCCATTTGGGTGAACTCTCCAGACGGCTGGAGTCTTCCACCCTCAAACGGTGCAAGCATTCCGGTCGGCTCGGCCATCTGGCCCATCGTTCCGACAAACCGCTCCATCTTGCCAACCTTGCCAGCATCCTGAACCGCTCGGTTCAACTGAGCGGTCGATCCGACAGCGACAGCGGCCTGAGCTTCAGGCAACGCAGCAACCATTCCCTGCTCCTCGCGACGACGCATCTCGGCAATCGTGGCAGGAGGTTGAGGTGAAGGTTCAGCGGCAGATCCTCGCAAAGCAGAAAGAACGTCCGCCTCGGTTGGCTCGGTGGCGGACTCAAGGACAACGCGCTTGCGAACACCGTTGTCATTAACCGTTACAGCAAATTTTGGCATAGTTTGTTACGGGATGACTTCAACGGATTCGATTTTAATTCCACCTCTGACATTTGGTTGAACCGATTGAGGCTGCTCAAATCCAAACTTCTGCCTAGCATCATCAAGATAACGTTTCTTGATGTCGTAAGGAATATCAGGGGAAAATCTGTATTCCCAAATGCTGTTTTCAGCACCAGAACGCAAGTTGTCTTTGAAAGACGAAATAACCTGAATGTAATCGTTGCGCGCAGGTGAGCTTACAACCTTTTGAAGATTATCTATTTCAGATGGCGTAAGAGTTGCGCCATATTTGTTGTTTTGATAGTCAGTAATAACAAGTTTAATCTTGTTATGGATGTCTCTTGCGTCTTTTTGTTCCTGGGATGTAAGTCCCTTGAAGCGTCCTCTTAGATCAAAGACAGGCGCATCGAGAGGTCCAACATACTCAGAAAATGACCCTTTTCCATACTTGCTTTCAAATGCATTTAGCTTCTTGAAAACATCGTCCAATTCTACCACAGCTCTATTTGCTGCGTTCAGTGACTTTGAAACATCAGCGGGAACTCTGCCTTGATTTGGTCCACCAAGGAAAACCTTCGCGTTGATTTCGTCTTCATCTGTCTGAACGATCTTCTGCTTTTTAAGCCCCTCCAAAACCTGATTGGCACGTTGAGCAACAACTCCACCCTCAGTTCTAGCTGTCGGCAAAAGCTGTTCATACTCTTGCTGGCTGATTTCTCCAGAATCCAAAAGCGATTTAAGACCTTCCTTGGTATTCCTCTGGCCAGCCATTCCGATGGACGCCAATTTTTTGAGCCTAGCTTGCTCTTGTCGCAGTGGAGCAGCGGCATCAAAAATGGCTTTTCTAGCCTCTAAATTAATCTGACCAGTTCTTGGATCTACCCCAGAATTGTACTGAAGAACAACATCGCTTTTACCGTTTTCAGTTAAGAACCTAACTTCAGCATTCAAGGATTCCATTTCCTTGTTGTTGGCCACTTGTTGGTAATACCGATTCTGTGCCATCGGCAACGACTGAAGAACTGGTCCACTCATGTCTCCGAGCATCTTCAGGCCAGTCGCACTTTGAAGATCTGAAGGGGGAGTTGGAAACGGTAGAGTCGGGTCGCCTTTTGCGTTCCATTGAACATAGGCAGACTGCCAATCTTGAATTTTAGGAAGATCAGCGTTAAACTTTGTCTGCTCATCTAGATTGCGGCGAGCATTATCAGTAGCAATCTTGTTCTGGATGTCGTAATGCTCCTTACGCATCGCTTGATCAGCCAACTGCAAGTTGAACTGCTCCATCATCCGTTTCTGCGTCTGCGCGCGGTCGAACAGCGAAGCACCGAGCTGAAATGCTTGAAGAGTTTCGTCAGCCATAAGATTAGAATCCGTAGTTAGACGAGCTGTATTCTGGGAACAA